AACTATATACTTAATAGATTACTAGATTTAGAAACTGTAAAGGTAGAAGTAAATATAAATTGGAATGAGTAAAGATGAAATGCCAAGTTTATGGCAAATGGCAAAAAGTTTTAGTAGAGATCTTACTAAGTATGTAGCAAACGGGTCACCTAATGTGTCTGAAACAGATTACACACAAAGGTTATCTGACTGTAACAGTTGTGAATACTTGGTAAGAGATAAAATGAGGTGTGGTAAGTGCGGATGTTTGATAGAGCATAAAGCAAAATGGAAAACAACTACATGTCCTATAAACAAATGGAAAGCACAAGATAATGGCGAAGTCAAAAAAGGAGATAATACAAACACTAGCGACAAAGTATAACTTACCGTTAGAGAAGATAGAAAGAATTGTAAACAGTCAGTTTAAGTATGTGGCTAAAGTTATGTCAGGAGGTGAATTTGACTCTATTAGGCTACCATATTTTGGAAAGTTTCACTCTAAAAAAGAAAGAAGAGATATAATAAATGGAATTACTAGAGATAGTCGATAATGTAGCAGTGCCTTCTCCATATGCTAAAAGTATTTTGGAGTTCAAGAATCTGAATGCAAAAGAACTTGCATATGTTTACTTTATGTGTGATCATAAGTCACCGTATGCAGTATATGATTTAGACTCTAGACATAATGAAGTAATGTTAGGTGTATATGGTAAAGAATCTAAAGCATCTACAAAAGTGCAAGCGGCTTGTGATGTATATAAAAAATTAAAAGAAACATCTGCAGTAAAATTACTAAATGCTGCTAGGTCATCTGTAATAAAACTACAAAAGTATTTTGAAACTGTAGATCTTACATTAATGGATGATAATGGTAGACCTATATTTCATGCAAAGGATTTGGTTGCCAACTTATCTAAGATGGGGGATGTAGTAAATGGATTATCTAAATTAGAGGAGCAGGTTGCTAAACAAGAGCAAGTTAATACAAATACACGCGGAGGAGTTGTAGTTAACAAATATAGTTCGTAGATTTGGGTTATGGATTTTTTAGATGACATGCAAGATTACTACGATTCAATGAATAATGCATATGATTTTGTAACTAGAAGAATAACACTTGACGATATATTTGAAAAAGCAGAGCAATCTGGTAGAATGGAGGAGTTTTACCTACCGTTTGACCCTATAAGCAGTGATGGCAGAGATGAAGCTACGCTAGATCTGTTAATAGAACATTTTATAGAAACAGAAGAGTACGAGAAATGTCAAGAGTTATTGAATTTAAAAAAGAAGTATTTAAGCGCACCAGAGGACTAGCTCCAGCTGCAAATAAGTACTTAAAAAATGGTTACTATACAGATGCATTACCAGGAACAAAGCCTTACTTTGAATATTGGGATGAAGAGAGACGTAGATGTCTGTATGGCTACACTCACAATGGTGTAACTATAACAGGTAATCATTATTTTTATCTAAACTACTGCCCCATTGACAGATCTGTTGATGAAGAACTACCAGATGGTACAATTATAGCGCGAAGAGAGCGTACATTCCCAGCATTTTACGACGGAGATTGGAAATATTTCTTATCAGTAGATAGATGTAGGAGAGAAAACAAGCATATGACGGTATTAAAAGCACGTCGTAAAGGATTTTCTTATAAAGCTGCTGCTATGCTTGTACGTAACTACTTTCATATGCGTAATAGTAAAAACTATGTTTTTGCAGGGCAGAAAGAGTACTTGATTGGGGATGGACTACTGTCCAAAGCTTGGGATATTATGTCATTTGTAGATGATAATACAGCATGGACGCAGCCAAGACTACGAGACAGAGAAATGCACAAACAATCTGGGTACAAAAAGAATGTAAATGGTGCACTTGTAGAGATGGGAATGAAATCACAAATTATAGGCGTGTCACTAAAAGATGATCCAGACAAAGTCCGTGGTAAGGCAGGTGAACTTATATTTTTTGAAGAGGCTGGGTCATTTCCAGGACTACTAAAAGCATGGGAAGTTGCTATGCCAACAATGCGTCAAGGTAGTAAGACATTAGGTACAATGATTGCATTTGGTACAGGTGGTACAGAAGGATCAGATTTTCAAGGTATGGAAGAGCTATTCTACAATCCAGATTCGTATGACTGTTTAGCTTTTAAGAATGTGTGGGATGATGGTGCTATGGGCACAGAATGTGGGTACTTTGTGCCAATATTTGAGAACTTAGAAGGGTTTATAGATGATGATGGTAACTCTTTTGTAGATAAGGCTATAGATTTTGAAGAAGGAAACAGGAACAAAAAGAAAGGTACTAATGATCCAAAAGCATATGATCAGTATATAGCAGAACATCCTATGTGCCCGGCAGAAGCTACATTACAAGTATCTTCAAATCTATTTGATATATCATCACTACAAGAGCAATATAATAAGGTAAAAGCAAACAAGCTACATGCTATAGGTACTGCAGGTAAACTGTATTATGGTAAAGAAAATAGAATAAAGTTTGAGCCTGATGGAGATGCTAGGCCAATCCTTCGATTTCCACATCGTAAAGAAGATAATCTGGAAGGAGCCATTGTTCTCTACGAAGGTCCTTATAGAAACCAGGAGGGACAAACTCCACATAACCTATATCTAGTTTGCCATGACCCGTACGGACAAAACCAATCAGCAGACTCCAGTTCTCTTGGTGCTGCGTATGTGATAAAGAGAATAAATAATATATCAAAGCCTGATGATTTAATTGTTGCTAGCTATGTAGGTAGGCCACACACGCAGGACGAATATAACAAAAATTTATTTATGTTAGCTGACTATTACAATGCTAAGATAGGATTTGAGAACGATCGTGGTGCTGTAATACAATACGCAAAGCAGCACAGAAAGTTACACAGATTACAGGAAGAGTTTGAGATGTTAGATAAGAAAGAACTAAGATCTAGAAATGTAAAACGTAACTTTGGTATGCATACAACAGAAGCTAGGAAGAGGCAGGGTGAGTTGTATATAAGAGACTGGTTGAACGCTGTAAGATCTGATGATGGAGATAAGGTAACACTTAACTTACATAAGATATATGATTTAGGTCTTTTACAGGAGCTAATAAAGTTTAATCATAAGGGTAACTTTGACCGTGTAATGGCACTGATGGTAGGGATGTACCATACACGAGAGTTATACAATGCGGAGGTTAAAGAGATACTAGAAGATAATGCATCAAACGATTGGTTTGATAAGAATTATCGCTAGTGTTATATATATAAATAATAGTTTAAAATGTATACACCTCGTTAATGTGTGTATAAAAAATATTAATTTTGCAGGATATGTATCTAGGTGGAGAAAAAATACCGCAGCAAAAGCTGCCTTTATCAAAGAAAAATAAAAAGTGGAAAGAAGCTTGTGTTGAAGCTTTTATCGACTTATCTAATCAAGGTGTATCTAAGAGAAGAGACTACATCAGAACACTGTATGACTACTACAATGGTATAATTGAAGAGGAAGACTATCGTTACGTTCTTGCCCCATATGGCAAGTCCCGCAATAATTTCCCCTCTAAAATGCGTAACTATCCTATTATCAAGCCTATCATTGATCTTCTATTAGGTGAGAAGTCTAAACGACCTCTCAATTATACCGTAGCAGTCCTTAACGAGGATGTAGTATCTGAAAAAGAAAAAGCAAAGCAGATGGTGTTTATGCAAAATATGCAGGCACAGTTTGCTAATAAGATGATGCAGATGGGTATTGCTCCTGAAGAAATGCAAGAGCAGCAGATACAATTACCTGAAGATATATTAAAGTCTTTTGAAAGAAGTTACGTAGACAACAGAGCTATTATAGGTCAGAAGTCTATGAATTACATAATGCAAAATGCAGAAGTGTATGATAAATTACAGAAATGCTGGTTTCACTATCTAATATCTGGAGAAGTTTACACAGAGAGAGGTGTTCGTAATGGAGAACCTTTCTATGATATACTTAATCCTCTTGACGTAGATTACGACAAAGATCCAGATCTAGAGTTTGTAGAAGACGGAGACTGGGCATTAGTTCGTAAGTACGTACATGTCTCAACAGTAGTTGATCACTTCTATGACCTACTAACACCCGAACAAATACTAGAGCTAGAACAGCCTAGACAATCAGATATTGATTCATACTTACTATTTAGACGAGCTTAAACATCTAAGGATGAGAATGCATATAGAAATAGATTGATAGAAGTTGTAACAGTATACTGGAAATCAAGAAAACGTATAGGATTTTTGACATACCCAGATCCAATGACTGGTACAATAGAGGAAGAGATTGTTGATGAAAGTTTTAGAATGCCTGCAGAAATGAAAGCTATGGGTGCTAAAGTAAAGTACACTTGGGTAAATGAAGTATGGCAGGGCACAAGAATAGATGGTAGAATGTATGTAGATATACATCCTGTATCTAATCAAAGAAACACAATGAATGACCCATCTGTTTGTAAGTTACCTATAAATGGTAGACGATATTCAGACATAAATGCAAAGAACATATCTCTAGTGTCACTAGGTATACCCTACCAGTTGAACTACAACATTTACAAGTATAGATTAGAACTAGCTATTGCAAGATCAAAAGATATTATAGCACAGTTTGATATTAACATGATACCAAAGAAGTGGGACATGGATAAGTTTATGTACTACGTAGAAGGTACAGGTATAGCGTGGGTAGATTACAACAAAGAAGGTATTGCACTAAATCCACAGCACCAGTCTGTATTAGATATGTCAATCAAGACTATATCTCAATACATTACTTTGCTAGAGTCTATACTAAACGAATGGGAAAAGCTATCTGGTGTAAACAGACAAAGACAAGGTAGTGTAGGACAATACGAAGGTAAAGGATCTACACAGCAAGCTATTGTACAATCTTCACATATTACAGAAGATATGTTTAGAAAGTTTGAGCACTTAGAGCAAAGAGACTTACAAGCATTACTTGACTACTCTAAAGAAGCTTGGTTGACAGGTAAGAGCGGGGCATATGTAATGCCTGATGGAACTGTAGAGTATTTAACTGTAGATCCGTTATCACACTTAGAAGCAGACTACGGTATATTTGTAACTAACTCTGGTAAGGAGAAAGAAAAGATAGATACTATCAGACAAATGGCTCAGTCTATGATACAAAACGGAATGCCAGCATCTGCTATGGCAGACCTACTAGAACAAGAAAGCTTTACTGAGATTAAGCATAAGCTGAAAGAAGCTGAGAAGTCTATGCAAGAATTACAGCAGCAGCAACAGCAAGCAGAAATGCAAGCTAAGCAGCAGTCAGAACAACTACAAGCTCAAATGAAACAGCAAGAGCTAGATAATGCAAATCAAAACAACGAGCTTGATAGAAAGAACAAGATTGATATTGCAATGATACAAGCTGGTATGGCTGAAAATGCTGGCAAGTTTAATCTAGAAAAAGCTATGATGGATCAAGAAGTTAAGTCACAAGAGGTTGCTATTAAGGCAAAAGAAGCTGATGAGGACGCTAGATCTAACAGAGCTAATGAAGAAATAAAAAGGGAAGCAAACAAGAAGCGTAAGAGTTAATGACGAACGAGGAGCAGATGCAGGTCTTGAAAGAGGCCATCAAGTCAAATTATAAAGGCAGTCTTGCTGAAATTCTACAACCTCAACAGCA